TGTCGCACCACTTGATCCGTAAAATTTATTCCTACGATAATTCGTTTCGTAGTAGCGAGCATGTAACTCACTGACGATAACGTCGCCTTGATGACCGCCGCGAGCGGTAATAGGACTAGACGAATCAGGATTATTTTGTTGTCCTACAAGAAGTTGTGTGTATGACATTTACTGCTCCTAAGAATTAGACGTTTTGGTAAATGAAGTAAACGAGCCTGGGTCTGAGGAAATGTCTCTACGTAAAAAAGCAGGGTCATCCTCTATCAATCCATTGCTATTTTCTGCCATATATAGGGTTATCACACGCAGCTCGATCAGAATACTCATCAACAAAAGTCTAGTGGTGTTAGCACCGCCGTCCAGTTCAACGAATTGTCCAGTTGATGGATCAAGTAGCTTAAGGTCTGGCTGGCTAAGTGGCATATTATTTAACGTAAACGAATGGAGCTTGCCCAGCCGTAAAGCTAGTAAGCGGGGTTATCGTGGCAGGAATCGTTGCGAATGTTCCAGCTACCACGCCCCCAAGCACGTCTGGATAGGTAAGTGTAGCAATGGTTCTAATCGCGCCTGCTGCCGTTCCGTTACCTTGAATAACGATGAATAACTGGGATGGGCCGGAACACTGTAAAGGTGTGAGTAAAGTAACTTCCTGAAAGGTATTTGCGCCAGACAAAACCTGACCTGCTAAGGCTGAGTTAGCTCTTAAATTACCTAAAGAATTGTATACTGCAACGATGAAGTTATCTGTCGTCGAGGTCGCGCCAGACAAGAATCCTATTTTTGATATTAGTCGGTTATAAGGAATAAAAATGTCTGTTACCCACAACTGACCTGCAACGTCTGTGGTATTCGTTCCTAAAGAGGCATACGCTACCGAACCTATTGGCACATTGGATATTGCCAGCTTACCGCCAGTAACCGATGGGGTGCTATTTACCGCTTGAGCGACAATGAAGTTAGTCTCTGACTGAGTAGAGGTTCTTTGTCCGGGTTGCAAATATCCTAATGACATGCGTCTTCCTTTGTATGAAGTAAGTAATCACTTCAAAAAAGATTAAAAAACAAGGCGGTCTGACGCCCGCCCTTCTCGCAAGTAACTTAGTACTTACGACCGACGCGATGATGCTTGCGTCCGGATTTACGGCCTGATTTTGCCATGATATTACCTCACTAATGAGCGGCCACTTTTGAGCTGGGCAGCCAGACAGTACGGGCATATAAACTCAACGTATGAGCATTGTCAATAGTAAACGCTCACTTTAGTAAATTATCGCAATTACTTTTCCTCGTTCTTTGCTTTTTCCGCCGCAGCCTGTTGTTGACGCTGCTCATCTTCCTTTTTCTCTATCAGTTTAAGCTCGCGCAAAATAATGTCCTTATCAGGTGGGCTTAATATCTCGATAACCGCTCACGGGTAATGGCGTTGACCTTAAGCATTTCAAATGCCATTGACTTTAAGTCTTCAACAAATAGCGGACTATTTGAATGAGCATCCACCTTAACGGTGAATTGGTCGGTGAACTGATTAGCCACGAATTCTTGATTTTTTTCGTCTAGGTAGATTGCTTGGCTATTTTTTCTCATGATTTTCAGGTAAAGCGTTGCCATGTTTTCCAAAGCATCTTCCACGATTAGTGCGCGTTTCTTAATTCTCGCGCTAGATAGCCTTGCAAGCTCGCTGGTTTGACGGCCAGACCTAACTCCTACCTCACCCTTACCCATGAGGATATTCTGTAATCCTGATCGTTCTGCAAACTGTAAGTCGATCTCTCGTATCTCAGCGAAAATATCATTTGGAAGTTTTGGCTCAAAACGCTCAACTTTTGACTGCATGCTATCTGTGGATAAGTATGAACCTTCTGAGAAAAGCGCATACTGCTTTTCATCCAGTATTCCACTCCATCCGGTTAAAGCTGTTGGCGGTGCGACCTGTAGCGTCAATAGCTTCCTGATTTGAAGGACGCGCTCATTTCTCCATGTCTGTAACCCTGTCATACCGCCGACCTCAGATAATCCCCAATAGTAGGAATAGATTGGCGATGGACATATCTGTATGAATGGATTTTCCCCTTCAAGGAAAAAGTTTTTCCTATCGTATATCGTTATTCCTGTGTCTGTTCTAGTAACGACTTGATAGTCATTTTCTTCGCTATCCCAAACCCATAGCTCGTGCATCTTTATTAATGGTTCGTCAACAGACGGGATATAGTCTAGGTCAATATCAAGCGATGAATTAACATTGCCCTGCATCTGTGGGCTTGATGTTGTAATCAATATGCGGTTTAATCCGTCCGAGTTGAATTGAGATACCGGAGCGGGTGAAACTGAGGCGAGTATTTTATCTTTGTCCGGATGATTTATCAGGTCATCTTCGAGCTGAGATAGCGTGGTATAGAAGCTATGCACCATCGCTTCTTGCCTGTCTGTAAAGGGTAAGTCTTCACGCAATACGCCGAAAGAGCTAGGCTCAAGAGGGAATGGTTCGATATTATCTCCCCTGACAACCAGCTTGATGAACATGCTGTTATAGACAAGACTCCACGTTAATGCTTGTGAGAAAACCTGATCTGAGTTACTACTTAACCATAAATCATTGATTGCACGATTGAGCGGTTTGATACGTAGATATTCTTCCTCATTCTCGCCGGAAGATAAGTGAATGGAAAACTTTGTTGTCTCCGACGCGAATAGAAACGATGTCATCGTGTCAATGTGAGGGTATATTTTATTATAGGGAGTGTCCTGATCTTCCGGTGATCTTCCAAATAAAAAGTAATGTCTTAATAGGCTATAGTTTATCGCCCGGTCATCAATAGTGGATAAACACTTCTGTATAAGGTCTTGATAAAAGTTATTCCTGTCGTTGATGTCTTTTGGTATTTTCATGATTTACTGTCTATCTTCTGGGTATGATTATTCCATTTTAACAGATGCTTTACCGGAGCAAGATTGTTTTCTGCTGGTGCGCCGACTGATTGCATTGATTGCGATATTGCCGTGTCGCCTTGTCCTAGTGAGCGAGCATAGGTCTGACCCGCCAGCATCATAGCTCTATTATCTTCTGGTGATATGGTAGGTTGTGGACTGAATACAGAACTTGTCCCATTCTGGTTATTCATATCGGTAAGCCCAGCATCCTTAGCCAAAGCAGTAAGCTGTTTGTCAATGTTCTTTGTTCTTCCGCCATGATAGGCGGGTGGCGTCAGGAATACCACACTTACGAAACGATCAGCACAACCATGCGGACATTTGCCCGTAGAGCTATTCTTGAATATACCGTGCGCCAAGCATTTATAGTCATGTAATACCATATCTATTCCTACCGAATATATCGTTAATCTTTGGTTGCTGCACTGGCTTCAAAAAAGAGATACCTTTACCGCCGATATTCACGCGCAGTTGTTTTTTAGGAGGAACCATAGGCGCGTCGTGTATCGTGTATTCACCTTGTTCGTTTCTGGTTATCCTGCCTTCGTCTAGTAGAGCCAGTATTCTACATATTTTAGTCTTTGTCTTTAATGACATATATGGGACGCGCTTATTCACCCACTTACTCAGGAATGGTGATGTAATAGAACAAAGATTACATATGTCTGCCAGATAGATATTTTTCCATTCCAGCGTTGTGTAATTACGCCTACCAACTTTACCAGCGTAAGACTTGATCTTGCGACGTATCTCGTCGTCTGAAAATAATTGACTATCTTGCAAGTCCAACTCCCTTCAAGTAATTCTCAACTGTACGTTCAGCAACGCCTTTATTGGCACTGGCATTCAATCTATTACAATACTCTTTTGTCATGCCCATTTGAACCATTCTGATACGAACATAATCAGTCCATGTCATCGTAGCTAGAGCACTAGATATAACTCGGTCATCTTTATTGTTCCTGCCAGGGGCACCTAAAAATCCATTCTCGCGGATAATATGTTTCATTTCGTCCAGACAGTCAACAGAATTAACGGTAATCATCCCTCTCTCGAACCCGTCCTTAAACGAATTCATCATGCGTTCTTTCGTGTTGGCGTTGGTCATGGTGTGATAGGCTGAAGGCCCTCCGAACGTGTCTTGCCTTTTATACATGAAGTTCTGTATACCTGAAACGACGTTTAGAATACCTTTTGCACCAGACTGAGGTGTGTTAGCGGCAACTCTCTTGAGTTGGTTAATTTCACTTAAAACTGCTTGTCCCGGCCCATTAAGCTCAAGATTCAGCATACAGCTTGAGTTACTCTCGGTCATATAGGCTCCACCTAAATAGCAGATAACCCATGCGAATTGATAAGTCGAGCATTCAGGCGTATTGAATTCGGCTACCTGCTCCATACCATCGGCATAGCAGCGATATACGGAAGCGCAAAATCTATCTGCCCACTCAGAACTTCCATAGGCAGGGTCTGCAC